TGGGGGAAAAAGTTAGAAATTCAAATATTGAATGGCAACGGAACCTACAAGCTACACCCGCGTGGCACTCAATACTTGATTCGGTCATTCTACAACTTTGCCGATTGTAAGCTGACAATTCAAACTGGCTGCCTGCTGTCGCTGCTGAAAAATCGGTCAATTGACGACTTCAGGGAAGACAATAAAATTCCTAAAGAAACGCCTTCTACGCAGCAGGAACAGCAAGACGGCTACACAGAGTCAACGTCTGTAATCGTAATCTCATACTCCTCACCAGGCGTATCGTTTACGTCATCCAGTAGTTCAGGTTCTCCGCCTCCACCCGTTGTCGTACCAAAAGGCGATTTAACATTACCTGAGATATTTCGAGAGTTTCAGAAATCAAAGTTTTACGATATTCAGGCAGTCGTTACCTTCTTACTGGGTAGGGCTGGAGCAACTAAGATTTACGGTAGTGTTACTGGACAGATTAGGGGGCCTATCAACTTTAGCGGTTCACTGATTCAGCAAGCCGGAGATTTGTGCTTTAAGGCTTCTCCCCCTAGCTACCTTTGGGCGGACAAAGACGGCATCCGAATTACTAAGATTAACATTACAAACAATCCGACCGCGCTGGTAGTTGTAATTGGCAAAGATGAAATTGAATACGCACCTTTGGACAGCGGACTAGACGCAATTAAAGAGTTAGTTGTATCGGGAAGTATTGACAAGAAAAATACAGAGAAACCCGACGGCAGTACCGAGACAGTTAACCCTGACGGCAGTAAAGAAAAAACTTCAATCACTCAAGATTTTGGGCCTGAGACAATCATCAATATTAACGGCAGTCCCACAACGGAAGTGCTGCTATCAACGACAACAACGGTAGAAAAAATAGAGCCTGGTCAAAAAACTGTTACAACAACAAAAGTAGAGCGGCGCGGGCTAGCAGTTCCTGGCGCTAAAACTAATCGCAGCGCATTTGTAGAAAGTTACAGAAGTATCAAAACTCAATATTTTAGCCAGATTCCCAGTAATAATGGCAGACTAGATTATGAAGAAGAAATCATCAACGAGCCTGTCTGCAAAGTCTTTGCTGGCTTCTTTGGAGCTTATGCCGACGTAAACTTTACAATGCCTTCAAGTGTTACGGGCGTTGGTGGACAGACTTTCCCTGCTGATAACTGGCTGTTAAATACTACTCAAATCCTAAGCAGCAAAACTCGGACAAATTATACCTACAATTCTAATGGAGTGCAAACCGCTACAACCTCAGTAACTGAAGAATATATTTCTAAAATCCTGACTAATTATTGGCCGTTTATCGGAACACTTGCACCTAGCGGACAAACTACTGAACAGTGGATGCGTTGGGGCTCAAATGAGATGCACCGTGTTACAGCTAAAACAACTTATCAAGCTAGATTCTCCGCTGAAATTGAAGCGATGGACGAAAAATTGTGGAAGGATAAAGTTTCAGTGAATATTACTGAAGTTACAGCTATTCCTACTTACACTCGTGTGGGAGATGTTGAGAGTTCTAGTACAGTAAGTTATAGCACTCGGAATATCAACACGTTTCAAGTCAAACATCAAACGCGGATGTCGCTAATGACCGAGAAAGATGGCGACAAAATAGAACTCAGTCGCTCTGGACTTGCCAATGCTCCGGCAACTGAATACTTACCCGCATATTCAGCCGCTGGAACAGATGGCGAAGGCTTGGATGATTGGGAAGACGAAGAGAAAAAGATTAAAAAACATTGGAACTTCGACCTAGAATGTTCGGGTCAAACACCGCCCAAAGAGTTTGCAAGTATTGGCAAGGTTCCGACTGAAGCAATTCTCAAGCAAATCGCAGCAATTCTGTATTTTTACAGACAAGGAAAGAGTAAAGCTTATGAGTTGACAATTGCCCTTAACGATTGGTGGCTGTCCAACTTGTACCGCCCGGTACTGACAGTGCAGGTGGTTGAGCCGGATGAGAACGCAATGACTTACTTGCTCACAGGCTTGAACTTTTCTTGCGAACCTGATGCTAACTTAATTCTGGGTGACTTGTGGTGGATTGGGGGAACGGCAAACTCTTTGATTAGCAGCGCGCAAGGAAATTGGCTTGTAAGTAATGCTAATATTGTTGATAAAGCCGTTGTGTTCGTAGTTGGCGACAGAGTTGAAGTTGGTTTGACTGGTGGAATTATTCCCGGTATTGAGCCTAGTCGCTATTGGGTGTCAGCAGTACAAGTCGTTGAAGGTAAACAGCAGATTCAACTTTCGATAACTGAGGGTGGCGCGGCTGTACCTGTAACTGGTGCTATCATTGGGCAACCGAGAATCACAACAGTTGTAGCAAAGCAACCTGTGCTAGCATTTGCTCAACTCAAAGAATGGTTGCAAATTACATCTACCGATTGGTTGAACACGAGTTTAAATGACTGGTTAATTACAGAGGTTGGCAATTGATGGAATCGAAAACTTCTTATAATTTTATTGAACCTAAAGGTTATGTTTTGCCTCAAGTAATAGACTCTCAACCTATCCAAGAATTCGGATGTTTAACTATTTGCGCCATTCGATATTGCTTTGGACGGATGACATATATGCCGTCGTTAATTGTTGACGCAACTAAAGCAAATTGGAGCCTACTAACCCCACAGGATAGGGCTATCATTCTCAAAGATGTTGCTCAAGCAATTCAAGATGGTAGGCTGGGGATGGATTGTGACAAACAAATGTGGCTAGCTTTTTATGATTGGATGATGAGGAAATGTAATGAAACCATATAAGCTAAGCTTGCGAGCGGCAATGAGACGCTACTCCCAATCTCAATCAGCCTTCAATATTCAAAACTCGCTAACTCCCGTTACGGCTGAAACAAACAGAACGCCTCCAGCAGCGGAAATTGGCAAGTTTCAACAATTTGACGCTGAAGCAGGGCGCTATGTCTTCACCAGTGACACTCAATCAGTCACCGTCTCTTCTAGTCAGATGCTTAGTAACGGACGCTTGGGCAAAGGACAGAAAGTCTTGTTAGCTCAAGGTACAGCCGACTTTATACCCGCTTAGCCATGCCAGATATTAACGACATTGACGGCCGCCCCGCAATTGAAACCGATGAACCAATGTCGATTCAAGAAGCGAACCTGTGGGCTTTAGGACAAAGAGACAAAGCAAATGCTCAAAAAGCTGCGATTGAGCGGTTACGGTGTGATGCGGCTAAACGTCGTGAGAGCAAACCAGCAAATCCACTGGAAACACTGAAGCCTGACCCTAGCTACAGAGTTCGTGAGTTCAACGCTGAAGCTGATGCTTTTAATGTTGATGGTAGCGACGGCAAGAAATTGCTTGGCAAAAGTTTGAGTAACGGCAACGTTCGCAATGGTCAGAAGGTGCGTTCGTTCATCGCACCAAACGGTCAAGTTGTTATTGATGTTAAGCCAAAAGGAAGGGATATAGTTATTCCGAAACCAGAGCCAAAACCGCCCGTTGAAAAAGTTTTAGACAATATTAAAATATTGTTTTACGTTGATTCGGAGATTTCTCCCTTTGTTGGATACGATGAATTAACCGTTGAGCGTCTATGGAAAGAACTCTGGATAGGTGGCACATGGCCTGTTAAAAAAATTTACACGGTCCCAGATGGCTATAGAATGGCTGATGCTTTCATTGTCAACACAGGAGAAAAAGAAGAAGATTATGTTGTAATGGGAAGACTTTTCCCTGTCAAGCAAATTCACAAGTGGTATAGCCAACTCAATATATCAGATTACGCAAACACACTAGGAACTCCCGCCGCTATTCTATTCACAATAGAAAAAGGAATTACCAGTCAACAAGAGTTTTGGGCGGATTCTTGTCCTCCTTATTTTTGGCGATACTGTGGAGGCGGGTTTTTCTATTCCGCTGGTAGTGAAATAGGAGTAAATACTATAGATGCTTTTTCTGGAAACGTAAGAAGCTATTGGCCCAGAAGCTATAATTGGTACAATGGTTGGCAAAATAACAATTTTGGATATGCAAATAATTATATTTCAAAAGGAATAGCATCTAGTTTTACAAGCTTTGCTTTCCATAAAGTTGGGATGTATAGTGGTCAGTCTTATTATGGTAATCCAGATACCAATTATGTGGTAAAACCTAGCAATACTCATATTCCTTTAATACCAGATTACGATAAATATTCTTCATTGGCTTGGCACACTGTTGATGGTATTTATCAACCTCCAGAAATGTTGTTCGGGGTTGATGTTTCTTCATGTTGGTATTTTAAAATTAAAAGTATTAACTCTCAAAACGTTAACACTTTCTATTCTTTCCAGACCCCTGGTAATATTGAGTTGTCTTCTACACCTGGGGAAATGGGAGTTTCTGGAGAGTTTTGTGTAACTCCAAGTAAAAATTTTAGTATAAATTATGAAGCTCCAATTTCTCATTACAACACATCTACTGAACTGTATACAAGCACTACTGGCTTTTTGTATGAACCTTTGCTAGTAAATGACACTGGAGAGAAAACATTAACTATCAAGCAAATATCTTTAGCTGTATCGCCTTCTCAACAAATTACTTCGGCTAATTCTTTAGTATATTTGTCTGACGCAGGAGAAAGTGCTACTTTTAAAAAGATATCAGGCATTCCCGAACTTAACAACTTTAGCGGATTAGGACTTAAGTTTTCGACATATTTTAACGCTAATTATACTGTAGTACCGCCCTACACTTTCTCAAGTCTATCTTATACTTATTCTGGTTATCTTGACCTGTTGTGGAGTAATACGGTTGTTTGTGATACAGAAATTTACTGGTATCCAGGCATAGATGTCACTTTTTCTTTATCAGCCAATCAATCAGAAACTAACAAAGAAATATTGTATTTAAAAGATTTTTTGTTACAATTTGCTCAATTTACTGGGCTAGCGGTTATGCCGTCTGATGACATTCGCAGATCCTCGTCATTTATTGGATATTATTTTTCTATTGACACTATTTGTCAGTATCTAAAACCTTTGTCTTCCTATATTGATAACAGTATTTATATTCCTTACTGCTTCCTAGATACTAATAAAAAATTTTACGGAACGCAGTCTTTAAATTATGCAGAGCCAGAAAAAACAAGAGTTCTTCCTCAGTCCACTAAAGCTATAGTCAAAATAGTAGAATTAAAATTAAATGAATCAACAGAAGAAATAAAGGTTGCACCCAATGTAAAAGAATTACCTATATATATGGTAACACCCGAAAACACAGAAAGTCCGACAATAGCGCTAGCCTCCGCTAATTATTGGAGCAAAAGCAAAACAAAGGGAATACCGATGCCCGTGTTCACGCCAACACCATCAGAAGTTACAGCGCCACCCACACCCACACCCACACCTACTCCCACTCCCACTCCTACTCCTACTCCCACTCCTACTCCCACTCCTACTCCCGGTGGCGGCTACTAATTTACTAAATTGGAACTATAGCAAAAGTCGGATTAAACTTAACCTTGATTCTGTGAGTTTCCTTCATCCCTCTCCTGTCTAGAGCTTCCTGAATTGCTGATTGAATTAAAACAAAAAAATCAATTGCTAGTTTGTCGCCCGTAACAGAGTTTTCGTGTTTCCTGTATTGATACAGATACTCATTTATTTTCCCTATTTCTGTAATTTCCGACAGTCGCAAGCAAATGTCATAGTCCTCAATTGTGTCAAATTCCGTGCGAAAACCACCAATTTCTAGGTACGCAGATTTTCGCATCATTCGGAAATGAAACGCCATGAAAACCGATAAGATTCGCTCTTTAGAATACGGAATAGAACATCGCCAGCCGGGCCGCATTTTTTGCCCATTCGCATCAATATCTACATAATTTGTATACACCAACCCCCAGTCGGGATTATTGTCAAGCGCTGCGACTGTTAACTCGATTGCCTGTTGTTCCAGTAAATCATCAGAGTCAAGTTGCCCGACATACTCTCCGCGCGCCGCACTAAACCCCGCAATCAGCGCATTTGCAGCCCCTCTGTTAGCGTCATCTGCTGGTCTGTTGGGGTTGGTCAATACCCGAATTCTAGGGTCATGCTCCGCGAAGTTCTGGGCAATCTCTAAGCTCCCATCTGTGGAACCGTCATCAGAAATTATCAGTTCCCAGTTTTTGTCTGTTTGCCAGATGACGCTTTCGATGGCGGTTTCAAGGTAACGCTTGCGGTTATAAACTGGGATAACAATAGAAACAAAAGTCATATAAATATACAGACAAATTATTCATCAAATATAGCAGATTCATGTTAATTTTGCGTTACACATTTATAGCCAAGCTTTTCTAAGTTGCGCCAATTTGTTAATTCAATATTTTCTACCTCTATGGCGCTTAATTCATTACGCCAAGCATCAATCCTTGCTGATTCAATTGGCTTAAAAGTCATTGGATTTAAACCAGCCTGACTTGGTAGCACTAAGTTCAACTCCGCATTCTTCTGATAGAACAACAGCATTGACTCGTCAAAATCCAAGCCTAGCCAGTTACACAATTTTAATAATTCTATTGACGGATTTGCGACCAACTCTTCGTACCGAATCAGAAAGAATTGGTCGCAGTCGCGGTATTTCTCAACTAGCTTCGTTACGGCATCCCACTGACGCGCCATTCCTTCTAAGTCTCTGGGGCCAGTCCAAACCTTTTCCGCTCTTAATTCTTTTGATAAAATTGCTTGCAATGAACTGTAGCAGGCTCGAAAATCTCGAAGAATCAAAACAACCCTAGCACTTGAAAAGTGTTTCCAAATTATTTCTAATTGGTGGATATGGCAAGGGTTTTTATCTCCCCAGACCAAAGAGGTTGGAGCAAACTGCTGAAGATAGCCTTGGTATACCGAGTTTATGGCTAGCGCATAGCTTAAAAAATTATATCTTTTTAAATCCCTAGATAAAGCTTGTCGATTGACACCCCACTGGCAAAATTTAGGAAATCTTGATTTGTCGTAAAGACTGTTTAAAAAATCTTCAATCTTGTTTGACAGGTTTCCGATGTTGCCGTACTCTTTTTCTAGAGAAATGAAAAAAAGACTTTCAGGAGGAATGCAAATACCCGGATGAGTCGTTAGCAGTAGTCGTAAAAGAGTCGTGCCAGAACGTGGCGCTCCTGTTACAAAAATAGGGTTAACTTGGTGATTAAGCATAAATACAAAGAATAACAACTGAAACTTTAAAAAATTTATTTATAACTTGGCATTTCCTTGATTTCTTGAATTGCACCCATCAAAAGTGGTTGAGTTACAGTTTTAAGTTGATGTTGCAAGATAGCAGTTTTAGCAGCATTCTGAGCAACTTTTACAACCTGTGCAGCAGAGAATCCGTCCATTTCTGGCAGCAAAATATCCCAGTCTAACTCTTCCGTTTGAGTAGTTTTTGGAAAAGAAACTTGCAACGTATGAACCAGTAGCAATTGAACTTCACGCTTGCTCGGTTTTGGTAGCTCAATCACGTCATCAAATCGTCGCCAAACCGCCGAATCTAAAGATTTGGTCAAGTTGGTTGCCATCACAATCAACCCATTGTCGGGATTGTATTCGTCTAAAACTTGCAAGAAAGTATTAACTATTCGCTTAACCTCGCCAACGTCTTTATTGTCTTCTCTTGTTCTGAGGATAGAATCACACTCATCGAAAAACAAAACGCATGGAGTTTCGCTAATCTCGTCAAAAACCTTTCTTAGATTCTTGGCTGTATCTCCTAAAAACGATGATAAAATTGAGTCAAATTGCACTTTAACCAGTGTTAAGCCAGTATTCCATGCTAGACGCTCGGCTCCAAGGGTTTTCCCACAACCAGGGACTCCGTACAACAGAATCTTTTGCCTGTAGTGCAGGTTGTGAACAGCCAATCTAGCTCGTGCTGCATACTCGCACTCAATGCGACGGAATCGGTCTTCAACAGCATCGGGTAGCACCATGTCGTGCCGTAGTTTTTCTCGCTCTACAATTGTTGCCATTGATAACTTGTCTCGATTCAATGGTAATGGAATCAACGTCCTTTCAAGGATTGATTGTTTAGTGGCGGTTCTAGGCATGATATTATTGTTTTAGTGTTATTAAAATTGTATCATGCAACGATTCTTTTTAGTCGGATGTCCTCGCAGTGGCACGACAATTTTTCAAAGCTTATTAGCCGCGCATCCAGAAATCAATACATTTCCAGAAACTAAGATTTTTCAATACACCTTATGGGATGGATTTCGGCACAAACTGCCTGAGCGGTTGCAGCGTTTCTTTTATTTTGAAATAATGCGTCCAGAGTTGCTAGAACCTTTTAGAGAATGTCAGACAACTGAAGAGAAGATAACATGGTTTATCGGCGTTTTGGATGGATTGACAATTGAGAACGAGAAAAATATCTGGGTAGAAAAGACACCCGAACATATATTTTTTATTCCTGAAATTCAGCGCCATGTTCCTGACGCAAAATTCATTCATATCACTAGAAACGGGTTAGATACAATTGCATCTTTGTGGGAAGCTACCCACATGACCGAAAATCAACTATGGGGCGGACAGTGGACGTTAAATCATTGTATACAGAGATGGAAAGATTCTATCAAAATCACCGAGAAGTACGCTGAGAACAAGAATCATTTGATGGTTGAATACGAACGACTAATCTCCCACAAAGTCGAGGTATTGACTGAGTGCTGTAATTTTGTCGGCATTGACTACAGCCCTGTCATGCTCACTGGTTACAAGTTCCAAGCTTTAAACCTGGGGGGAGGAATGCCGTGGCATCAGGGTATTGACAGAGATATTGAAGCACCCGCAATTCCTAAATACAAGAAAGTCTTTCAGCAGCAAGAGATTGAATATATCCTTGACAAAATTCAAGAGTAATTTTGGTGACATTAACTTTGAACTATTCATAATTAATATTCATGCCCACTGACACAGGTAGGGCTTTTACTACTGCTAATTTTCTCACAGGCTTACCCGCTCTAAAGGCTATAAACTTTGGTAGCGCTGACCCCGCAGGTGTGTGGTTTGTAGTTCCAAATGTTTCAACAAACAATATCGAAGTTTGGGTCTGGCAACCAGCGTCAGTAGTCGCACCTGACGAAATCTCTGTCGTGCGACCGGATTCGGTAATTCCGGGGAGTCCGGGACGCTGCATTCAAAGCCTTAAATTAGACGTATCTCAGATTGTAGGCATTCTGGGTTCTATTGCGAATTTAAGCACCAACGGCCTGATTAAAAAAGATGGGAACATTGCGAGCACGGCTACTCTCAGTGCCTTTGGAGAAACCTTAATTGATGATGCTGACAGTGCAGCAGGGAGGGTTACGCTCGGATTAGGTAGTGTAAACAATACGGCTGATGCCGCCAAAAGTGTTGCAAGCGCGGCAACTCTAACACCTGGAAGAAATATCAACGGTGTTCTTTTTAACGGGTCAAGTAACATTACTCTAACTGCTGCAAATTTAGGGCTTGGCAGTGTAGACAATACTTCCGACGCTGGTAAACCTATTTCGAGTGCTACTCAAACCGCACTTAATTTAAAAGCTGATTTAGCTAGTCCTACTTTTACTGGGAATTTAGTTATACCTAGCGCTGCCGGAACTTCTGTAGGTACTGTTTGGAGGAACGTTAACAATCTAGAGTACAAAGATAGTTTAAACGTTACTCAGATACTTTTAAATAGTGCTGGAAATCTAGTTAACTTATCTAATAAGCAGACAGCCTTAAACACTTTATCGGGAACTCAAGTAGGCAATAGAGTTCTGAGAAGCGACGGGACTAATGTAACATTGTCTCAAGTCAGCCTAACAACTGATGTTATTAATGTTTTACCTGGAACTTTAGGAGGAACTGGGCAATCGGTTTATACCGTTGGAGACGTACTGTTTGCTAGTACGACTACCGCTCTTTCCAAATTAGCTAATGTAGCTACTGGAAATACTTTAATCTCTGGTGGGGTTGGAGTTGCGCCTAGTTATGGGAAAGTTGGGCTAACTACTCATATAAGTGGAGTTTTACCTATTTCCAATGGGGGGACTGGAAGTGCTACTCAGAATTTTGTGGACTTAACCGCCGCTCAAACAATTGGAGGTGCCAAAACTTTTGCTGCACCAATAGTTGTTACCAATACCACAGCATCGACATCAACAACAACTGGAGCTTCTGTGGTTGCTGGAGGGGTTGGGGTAGGTGGTATTTTGAACGCTTCAGGATTACAAGCCCCTAACATTTGGGAACTAGAACCTAGAAGTGGCGCTACTGCGGTAAACGCGAATAATCTCGTGTATCCTCAATTTGCAGGGACTAAGTGGCTTGATGGAAGTGCAACCAATTTAAATGTTCCTATTAATTCTGGAATGATTCATCAATTTGACACACTGTTTGGGACAGGTTCTCAAAATTTATATAGGGTTCAAGAATTTTATGTAAACAATAGAAAATGGATGAGGCAAGAAAATAATGGTGTCTGGGCTGCTTGGAAAGAGTTTTCTTTCTTGTAAACATTAGAATAGTTTAATTATAATTTAAATCAATGCAACTAGAAACCGAATTGACCCCAACCAAAACTCAAATTGACAGAATATCAAGACTTGAGTATGACAGTGGAAAAGTCACAGTTTATTTTTCTACATCTCTGCAAATAGGTGGTGAAGAATTGGATGCAGTATTCGATATTAGCCGTCCAGTTACTTTAGACTTAGTAGAAATTCAAGATGCTTTAGATGTTATTTTTGCAGTAGCGTTTAATGCTAGGACAGCGCAATTATCAACGCCCGCAGACGGAACAATAGTTGACCCTCCCGACTATAGGGGATTCTACAATGAATTAATCACAACTCAAATATTCGCCATTGCGCGACAGCAAGCAGGCGAGAATACGCAGGCTAACGCGGCTTACACAGACTTTGCGCTAGCACTATCTAGTGCGGTTTCTGGGAGCGTGAACTTGATAGCGCTGCAAGTTTGCCTAGATGAAATACTGACTGCTTTAGCCGATGTTCTACAACAAGAGGATTTG